CTTTTAGCCCATTTCTCTATATCGTGCAATCCGTCTTGCCAATCTTTTCTATTCTTACCAGTACAGATAAAAATGTTAGCAACCTTGCTATTTGGCCGAACTATAATTCTTGTTACCACAACCGCTTTTAGTTTTTGTTTCGCTTCTTCTTCCCAACCTAACCACAGTTGATTATCCCCACTACAACACGCTTCGTAAATATCTGACGTATTAAAGTGATGACCTGAGTAAGCAAGGGCTTTAGTAATAGAATCATCAACTAAGTTCCAAACTGCTTCTATGTTTTCTTTTGGTATTTGTACTATTCCGATCATGTAATTTCTAATATACTAGCTACTACGTGTAATTGATTAGCTGCAGATGCAGTTACTTTCAATATTTCACTAGATTTTAATACCAATGGTGAAGTCAAAAATTCTGCTGTACCGTTGGCAGTAGATGCTTTTGTTTTAAATAAACTAAAAGTTGCTGGACTACTTTCTGCATCAGTAAGTGTAATTGTAAGTGTTGGTGTTGCACCAGCATCTTCACTGACCAATATAGATTTAACAATAGACTGACCATTTGAAGGTGCAGTGTAAAAAGTTGTTTCGTCTGTAGATGTTAAATCAACTTTAGCGTTTGTATAGTTATGTGCCATTAGTCCTTATGTTTTGTTAAATTAATCATTGCTCCTGCATTGTCTTCAAGTCTTTTCCAAAACTCATCTAGTGCGTTTGGATGTTCGCAGTTAGCACATTTACAAACTGCACAAACACCGTTGTTACCACAATGACAATGATGATCGCAGTTTATGCAAGAAACCATGATACAACCTCTTGGTTTTCATCATTATGGTATCGTATTAATTGATTAGTAAGTTCTTCAACAACTAATTGAAACTCAAGATCAGCGTCTTTATTTTGATAAATATATTGTAAGTCTATTTTACTAGCCATTATCTACCACCAAAGAAACCTCTTGATTTACCTGTCGCTGCAGCAGCTCTGTCTTTTGAAGCTTCTCTTGCTTTGTCTAATCCACTACTTGTTTTTCTACCTGCTTTATCCGCTGCCTGTCTTGCTGTTGCCGCTTGAGCATCTGTTAAAGCTCCACTTGGTGTAGTGGCTTTAGCCTGTAAATCAGACATCATTTTTTTGTATTCATCACTTTGCAACTCTTTATTAATAGCTTCGGCATTTTGTTTCATAAATTCTTGAGCTGTTTCTTCGCCATACGTTTCTGCTATTCTATTATAAACAGCGTTATTAGGATTTACGGTAGCTCTTTGTGCTATAGTTGGTTCTCCTTGCAGTGCTTGCCTTAATAAATTAGAAGGAGTAACCGATAAAAGGCCTCTGGCTAAATTATTAAATTTATAATCAAGAGAGTTTGGATCCAACATACTTACTGAACCATCTGCATTAATTCTAAAACCTCTATCTCCAACAAACTCAGTGCTTACGTTTGGCCCCATGCCTCCTCTTCTATCACGACCTCCACCGCCCATTGTTCTTTCAATTTCTGCTAAAAGACCAGGTTGTGTAGTAGTCGTAGCAACATTGCCTTGATTAAAAGGCAGTGGTGTGTAACTTCCAAAATTACCAAAGTTAAAACCTGCACCTGGAGCTAAACTAAAATTGCCTGGTGTGTAAGTTGAACCAGTTAGATCAGGGAATAGAAACTGATTACCAGAAACAGGATCATATTGTTGACGTATTTGTGCTATATTTTCACCAAATGGAGTACGAAGAAAATCAGATGCTCGAAAATCAGAATAATTACCAAAAGGATTTACATTTTGTACTTGCTGTCCTAATAATCCTGCAGTTTGTTGTAATTGCTCCAAAAATGTCATTATCTATATCCTTCTTTTATTGCTTCTACGTCTAAACCTTGTGCATCAGACCATGTTGATCCTGCAGGTATAACGAGATTAAATTTAAAATATCTTGCTGATTTGTGAAACGGTATTGTTCCTGTGCTGTGCATAGTCGCAGCACTTGTAGTTGTAGCAGAGTCAGCAACTCTATTACGAAAACTTATTGTGCCAGTAGCAGCAGTTGTATCTACTATTGGTCTTACGTGTGTTACCAATGATCTGTTTTGACCAAATATTTCTGTCTCTCCAGTGCCAATAGTTGCAGCTAATGCTGATCCTTCAAATGATCCTAGTTTATGGTTTGTGTTAAATACACCAACACTACGAATACCGCCAATAAACTGTGGTGAGTCTAATGATACTGTAATAGCATCTATGTCATTTGTACCAGATGTAGGAAAATCATCTAGTTCTTCTAATGTAGAACCAGGTGATAAGAAACTTATAATAACTTCATGGTCAAGTTCAACTTGAGACCATCTATCACTAGCAATGTGATAGATAATTAGTTTATCATTTTGATTAGCTGTACTAGATCCAGTTGCAGAAGGATAAGACCACATAACTAATTTGTTTTCATGGTCATAAAATCCGTGTACTCTTTCTCTTAAAGAAGATTTTAAATCTCCAAAGAAAAAACGATCTACTTTGTTTGCACCAATAGGTTTTGAACTCTGTCCATCAGTTACATAAAAACCATCTTCAGATAAGTAGTAAACTAAATTACCAACCTGAACTACATTTTTGCCCTGTATAGCTCCTCTATTTTCTTCAATACGTCTAAAAGAAAATACCGTATTACCACCACGATAATCCATTCTGGTGATTCTATTTTCTTGAAATATTAATCCATACTGTCCACCAGTAATACCTGTAATACCACCGCCTTCTGGTAGTGTTTCTGTATCAGCCTGATTAACACCAGCAGTCCATGCAGTCGGATCATTAAAACTTGACCAGTTTAAAGTGTTTTGTGCAGTAGTGGTAAAACCTGTTACAACAAAGTTATTAATAACTGCAGCGTGTCTAAAGTTTGGTGGTGATCCTGCTAATGCAGCAAAGTCAGTAGATGAATCCAATGTCCATGCTTGAGGTGCATCTACTCCATTAAAAGCAATTACTCTTTCACCAAAACGAACAAAATCCCAATAACCTTCAGATGGTGTGTTAAATGTAGTGCCGCCACTTTCATCAACAAAAGAGTTTGCAAGTAATCTATATAGTTTTGTAGCATCACCTGCAAATATACTAACAACACCACTGTCTGATTTGAAAGCTCTTCCGCCTTGTGATCTTGCGTCTAAAGCATTACTAGATGTATTAGATATAGCATTAAATGGTCTATAACTGTTTACAGCAGGAAATACATTTTTAGCTTGAGTTGCACCAGGGTTTACGTGATCTGGTAGGTCAGGTAGCCATTCTCCAAAAGGTACTTGCATTATTTTACGTTATCAAAATTGTTAATATTAATACCTGATCTTTGCACTAAAGGAGTACCATTATATTTGTCTTTTTCGTCTGCCATTTCTACTTGTTGTAGAGCAGCTTCGTATTGACCTTTAAACTGTGCAACAGTTTGTGGATCCATGCCACGAATAAATGTACTAGCAAAATACAATGCACCATATAAATATACATCAGGAAATTTATCTAAGATATTATTTGATGTGTTAGATGATGACAAAGCAGTAAATGCTTTGTAATAAACTATAGTAGAACTGTATGAAGAATCTGGAGCAGGACTAAATCTAAACTTTGATCCTTCAATAGAATATGCTCTTGGTCTGCCAGTCGTGCTAGAACCTTGTGTTTCAGCTTGATGAAAAGGACTCATCAATTGTAATGCAGTTTTTGGGTCTGTACCCAAAACAAAACTTCTGACTTGTAAAAAACCAGTAGGTAAAGATTCCTGTTCTTCATCTATAGTAAAAGCAAGAGATGTTTCCATGTCTCTTATTCTCAATCTACGATTAAAGTCAGCTTCAGTAAGATCAATAAAATCATCAATCTCTGAAGTTAAATCATCACGTGCTAAAAAATTAGCAATAGAAGTTTTTAAGTTTGCGTATGTATCTAAAGCCATTTATTGTAATAATCCTTTGTGTAAATTTTGATAGTATTCTTTAAATTTTTTAGTTTTGTAGTTTTTAGAAAAACTATCTGCTTTTTTTATTGACGGAAATGTAATATATTCGCCTGTTTCTAATGCGTATTGCATTGCTTGATTTATTGGTAATTGTATTAGCTTATCTCCTATTTGCACTATTGTAGGAAATGCAGCAGGCAAGGTATTGTCTTCGCCTAAATATTCAGCAGCCATTTTATGTGTTGCAAATTGGTCTTTTTGTGGAGATACAGATTCTCTTAAAAGACCATAATTTTCTGGATTTAATATTCTGTCTACAAAATTTAAGTTTTTGTTTTCAGATAGTAAACCTAAAAAATCAGCCATTATAACCGTTTTTCTCCTGTTCGAAAATACATATACTCATTACTGTTTACCATTTCTCGTATAAGAGACTTTTGTTGTTCATTGTCTAACTTGTAAAAATTAGAATGACCAAATCTTTCTTTAGTTTTTAACTTTAAAGCAATTAATGGTATCTGTGCAATACGTTGAAGATCACCTCTTTGTGCTTCAGGTACATGATTACGAAATATTTTATTTTGTTCTAAGATAGGGGTTGTATCTTGACTGCTTCTTACGACAAGTTTGCGTGTACCCCTATCAATGTGAATTTGTTGGTTAGGATTGTAAATATCCTCCATACTACAGCTCCGTAGTATCTACTGCATAAGCATCAACTAAAACTCTCCAACCATATGTATCAGACATAAACACAAGTCCAATACCTGTATTTTCAGTTGTTAAAGTTAAGTCTGCAGTTAATCCTTGTATCTTTTTACTATTTCTAGCAACGGTCAAATTGTTATTATCAAATGATGCAGCACTATCTAGTATGTGTATTTCATCACCAACTGCAGGGGATGCAGGTAATGTTACTGTAAATGCTCCACCAGATGTATCAGCAAGTATTCTGTCTCCAGCTACTGCTGTAAAGTTTGCAGTGTATGCTGTCCATCTTTTTAATGCACCATTAATAGCTTCAGCAACAGTCAGTGTGCTTGCCATATCTACTGCACCGTCTATATCAACCACATCTAAATTGGTTGTGCCATCAACATCTAAATCGCCATTAAAGTCAGCGTTACCAGCAAGTGTTAAGGTAGTGGCCATGTCGACCGCTCCGTCAATATCTACTATGTCTAAGTTTGTAGTTCCATCTATATCGGCATCACCAGATATGTCTAAACTTGCTCCATCTACTTCACCAGTAACAGTAATTGAATCTACAAATGTATCTTTAAAGCGTAAAGAGGTTGTACCTAAGTCTACATCTGAATCTGTAATTGGGCCAAGTACACCATTAGATATACTTACTTGTTCATCACCAGCAGCGACAAAAGCAAATGAATCTGATGCGTGTTTATAAACAATACCACCAGAGTTAGAAGCAGCATTATCTCCAAAGTCAATAAGACCTATGTTATTAGCACTACCAGCCATTTGAATACCTGGTCTATTATCATCTTCAAATACAGCACATTGAGTAGTTGCATATACTGGACTTGATGCTAGATCATTTACTACATGAAGTCTTAATGCAGGACTATCAAAGTTAATGCCTATTTTATCTGTGCTACCTTTAATAAATAATAAATCTTGTTTAGTATCA